GAGCAAGCGATTGAACAAACCAAGGCAAACGGCGGTGAAGTGGACCCAACGGCACTGTTTGTTCAACTCTTCAACCGCCTTCAAGCAGAAGAAGACAAGACATATTTGGGAACAACGCAAGCCCCACGGGGTGGTGGCCCGATCAGAACAGAGACAGATGGTATGCTCGGTAAGGGCGTTCAGCTTACCCCTTCCTCTGGTCCGTTTATTGGCACACCTAACACGGGGATGGCGGAACGCCTCACATATGGTAACGTCGATGTTCCAGATTATCTTCCATTCATGGTCGGTATATTTGAGGAACTTGGTCTTGAACCGCCAACTCCTGACCAATTCCGCATAGCAACAGAAGGCATGGGAATGTCCGAGAGCATAGAACAAGGCGTTATGAATGGCCTCAAAACCATTGGTGGATACGCCAACTACCTTTTCAACGGCGAGTAAATTGGGGACGATTGGATAGGTAACTTCATTTAATCTGTGGTCAGGTTAAATGGAGTACCTAAAATGGATCGTGATCTACTTAAACGCGCACTCGACGCTGACTTTGGTTCTGGGCTTACAGAACAAGCCGATGATTATAGCTACACAAATCTAAGCGGCGTTGACCTTCTTACAAACCAAGACGCGGTTAAGGATGTACGCGATTACTACGCGGCACAAGGCGAGACATTCAGCAACTACTCCGACATGTGGGACAAGTTCTACAGCGATAGGCGGTGGAATAGTGTAAACACGATTGGCGCAGCTAGTTCACTTATCGAAAGTACGATGGCTGGTGATGACCGTGATCGTTTGGCGCGACTGTCAAAGATATGGGCAAACGCACCGATGCGCGGCACGACACTTGATCGCGTTTGGGATTACGGCAAAGCCGCATTACTTGATCCAACAAACTTAATTCCTGTTGCGGGTCAAGCTGGCAAGGCGAAGTCTGCTTTCACAGCCGCTCGTACTGCTGGCAAAACTCTCCAACAATCTAAGAACGCTGGTCGAACCGCTGGTGCAATGCAAGCCGCTAAACAAGAGGCAGTCATTGGCGGTGCAGTCGGTGGTGCGCAAGATTTGATGCAGCAAGCCACCGAAGTCCAACAAGGTCTTTCGGACGGTATTGATGTTGGTCGTCTTGCTGGTTCGGTAGCTATAGACGCTGGTGCGTCTGGTGTTGCTGGTGGCCTTTTGGATCGGTTCGGCACCAGTAGTGTTGGCCGTAGTTTGCCCGTTGTGAACCGCTTGCTTGGCGGCGATTATGCCGACGATTTAGGCAACTGGTCTAACACTACTACTTTAGGTCAGAACTTGACCAAAAGATCGCAAGCACTTGCAAGAGAGCTAGACGATATTGAAACCAAGTTGGGCGAAGACTATCAACTAGAAGTTGATGCTGATGATCTAGCTGAACGCAAGGCCAACATTGAACTAGAGCTTGCCGATATTGAGGCAGATGGTGTTTTAGTAGATGACTTAAATACAAAGATGGATCAGCTTGCCGAGCAAATCCAGTCTGGTCAAAAGAACGGTGTGGACGTTAAAGGCATCCAGCGTGAGTACCAAAAGACAGCCCGTGAGTTTGAGCGCACAACTAAAAAGAAACGCTTACCTTCTCGTCAACAAGAGGCAGAAGTCGAGGCACCCGATGTTGAGGTTGAGGCTGAAACTGGCGAACCTCTACAGATCACAGACCAATCCGAAACAAACCTTCTACCACCCCCTGCCCAGCGCACGGTTGAAGAGGGTGAGGTTATTGCAATCGAGCCACAAGAGGGCCAGATTTTAGAGGTTGATGAAGCTGCCGAGGTAAAGACTACGGAGACTACCGAGGACGAAGCTGTAGCGTTGCCAGATGTTCCGTTAGTCGCTCGTAACAAGCAAGCCTTTACACAGTTGCTTGAGGCGAACACTGACATCATTAATCAGACAGAGATCAATGCTCTTGCGTCTGAGGGCAAGCTACGTCTGACCGCCAGCACAAAGGCAATCGGCAAGAATGCAATGGAAGACTTGCAGAAAATTGTTGATGAACGCCGTGCTGCACCCGTACAAGAAACAGTACGGGAAAACGTACAAGAACCCGCAAAGCCAGCGGCAAAGGAAGCAAATGAGCCGACAGCCGCTACCACAGCCGAGGAAGTAGAGGCTGACACTGGTGCCTCTGAGTTTGCACCATCTGCAAATCCTGATCTGGAAGACCAAGCGGATGAACTAATGCCGCGCATGATGATGGAAGTGGCGGGGTCCAATACTGATCCTCTTGTTGCTATCCGCACTCAAGCCATTCCAGGTCGTGATGACATTACACCACCACTCAAGCGCATTCTGATGCAGCGTTTGAACAACTTGGAAATGTCACGCGCACGTAAGGCTGGTGCAAGTGTTCGCCAAGACGAAACAACGACAGGCCAAACCAATAGCCGCACGGCAGACCGAACTGATGTTTCTATAGAACGCTTACAAGATGTGCCGCCATATGTTCCCGACGAGGTGACGGGCCGCATGGTTCGCAACCCAGAATATGTCGAGGCTGGTATAGGCCCGTCACAAGCTATGAAAGCCAGCCGTGATATTGGTGGTGGCAACTTCTCAACATCATCAACTGGCACTCGACCAAAAGAGTTTGCCAGATCAGCCGCGATGCGAATGGCAGAAGCCGACTCTCGCAAGAAAGAAGGTAAGCTTTTCTACCCATACACTTCGTTTGTCGGTGACGTTCACGCAGATGGTCAAACTAAATCTGGTGAAGGCGCAGTGACCGCGTATTACTTCCCTTTCATGGGCAAGTCTTTCCGCGATATTAACACAGCACTCAAGGCGATGGAAACAAACGGTGTTAAGGTTAGCGAAAACTACGCTGCATATGACGAAGATATGGTCCCAATATTCACAGACCGTGAATATGCGTCAGAAAAAGACAAACTTCTAAAACGCTTTGGTGACAAGAAAATCACCAAGAAAGTGTTTGACCAAGAATTGATCAAGCTCAACCAACGCGCCGAAGGTGCAATGGACACGCCACAAAAGAAAGAAGTGATTGGCCGTAATGGTGAAATCATTGAGCGCGTGAAGGCTGGTATCCCGAACACCAAAGGTAAAAAGATCATTGCGGCTATCCCCCGTAGCGAGTTTTCACCATCTGGAAATCTCGTAACTTCCAAGGTTCTTTCAGACCGTCAACAAAAAGCGGGTGTCAGCGCGGAAGCTTTGATTGGGAATGAGGACGCGAAGGACTGGTACATTGGCTATGTGCCAGCGAACATGCGTACTAAGACCACCGACATTGACGCGATGATTGAGAAGTTTGAGCCTCTTAATGAAAGCAATAAAGTAGGTGAAGTAAACCGCACCAATCCCACAGCCCCACCCGCACCGATTGACCTAGAGTCACGCGGGGATGTTTTGATAGTTGATACAAGCTCCCTTGAAACCAATGACATAAACAACTTGTTCTTTGCTTCCTCCCTCGCAAAGAATAAAGGGATCAACCTTTTTGGCGATGTTAAAAGCCCCGAAGACTTGCGTAGCAAAGAAATCACTTTGCGTGACCTTACTCGACTTGAAGCAATCGTGGACAACGCCCCTTGGGAAATCGACTTTAACGTGAACGGCCAATCTGTGCCGATGAACAACAAGCTGCGCTTGAGGGTTCTCGCAACATTGCATGACCTTAACGGTAGTGTAGCTCCGAGTGGCATTCGTCGTCCTTCTATCGACATTGAAGAAAGCTTGGTCAAACTCAACGGTATCTTTGATAAGTCCAGCCCGACCACTCGTTCTAACATGGAACGATTGATGCGTATGGTTGTGCCAGATCAGCTTGCGCCAATATTTGAAACTGCCGACATGGATGCTACTGTCCTGGGCCGTTTCGTTAATGACCGCAACGATGCTCTGAACCGCATTCAGCTAAACCCAGAGGCGATCAACAAAGCACTTAAAGAAAAAGGCTTATCAGAAACACATGTCGTCGCGCATGAGTTGGGTCATTGGGTCTATAACAACCTAATGTCTAATCCTGATAAGGCAGAATTTTGGAGAGCGATAGATCAATACTATGACGGTGAAGGTCGTCTGTATAAAGATGGTGATCGTGACGCGATGCGGGACATCGCTCTGCGCAGCCCTTATTTCAAGAGCGTTAAGAAATCTGTTGGGTTCGACAACGCATTGGATAGCCCCTCTGAATACTTTGCCAATCAGTTCGCTCTGTTTATGAACCACAAGTATGACTTGATGATGTGGCCTGATACTCCGTTCTTCACCAAGGCAATGAAGCTGGCTAAGAAGCTCTGGTATCTTATGTCTCGCAAAGAGATACTTGACCCCGAACTTGAGCCGATCTTTTCAAAGCTAATCTCTCGCAAAGACTTGCAGATGCGTGACCAATTCATGCGTCCAAAAGAGCCTACAAATAAATATTCTCTTACGCTTATGGCGAACTATGAGAACTTGCGCGTGGGTAAGGCCGAGGTCGATAGGGCATTTAATAGTGCTGATATTTCTGCGTTCATCGAAAAAATCAAACAACCCGAACATGGTCTTGAAAGCCAACTTCGCAGATTAGTCGCCACAGAGAAAGATGCTAAGTTTTATGCGCGTCGAAAAGGTGAAGAGTACAAAGGTTATACGGGTGTTTTAAAGGCGATCCAAGATAACGGACTTGCCCAGAGACTTCGCAATGTGTTGGTCGAGTTGGAAAGTATCGGGGTGGGTCGCACCGCCGAAGGTAAGAAAAGGTTTACTGGCACCTTTGCAACTGAGTACCCGATTGATGACATCCAAGCTATGACGCGGATTTATGAAAATGATCTGGTCCCTGCAATCGAACAAGCGATGAAACAACTGAACGATACCTACTATCGTTTGGAAAAAGGGGACATCCCAACCGCCAAACTTGACAGCTACGATCTAAAAGCCCGTCAAGAAACAGGCATGAAGAAAATAGAGAAGTCGGCAACGGCGAAGGTCAACTTCGGTGAGACTTCGCGCAAGCGCAATCAGCGTGAGAATTTTGTTGCTCAGTCTATCAAGGCATTAAAGGCGAAGAAAACGGACTTCAACGAAGCTGACTTTGCAGATTTCGCAGCCAGCCAATACCCTGATATGTTGCCATTGGTTGGCAAACTGGAAGAGGCTTTCAAGAAAGGCGCGAAGCCTAAGAATGTTAAAGCCATCGCAGTTAGAATGCGTGAAATTCTTTCTAGTAAGTTAGAGGTAAGTGGCCCTGCCACGGTTGTTCGTACAACCAAAGCTGGTGATGAAGGACCATACCAACTTGCAAACACTAACGAACTTGCTGTTGTATTGCGCGAAGGTTTGATGGGGACAGGTGACAAGAACAAGATACAAGACGTAGCTTGGGAATACACGCGCCGTGACGCAAAGAATAAAGCGGTCATTCCAGACAGCAACGCGGTAATCAATGCGGTCAAGGCAGAGGCCGAGTTCAACCGTGGTGGTTTGGAAGACAATGGAATTGGTAGCAATACACCGTTCATTCTATCAAACTTTTTGTCAGAGATCACTGCCCGTACACCACAGAAGGAAACAGCAGCCCGTAAACTGGCTACTCGCGTACTTGCTCTGGGCTACGAAATCTCGCCAGACACTCGCACAGATGATTTTAAAGAGTTCCGCACAATGGCACGTCAACTGTCTGCCAACCTAGAGACAGCCGACATTACACAGACTGTGCGTACACTCACAAAAACATTGTACCCAACGTCTATCTTGTCAGACGGTACTCGAAACCTGTTGGAGAACACAGCCGCCCGTATGGGTTACGATGCGGATAGCGTTCTTGAACAACTTGTTATCGAAGACGTGGACATGACGGTAGACCGTGTGTTGATGGAACAGATCAAGGACACGCTGCCTGAGTTTGAAGGTTACGAGATAGAGGAAGCGGTCAACGAAGCAAGAGAGGCAATGCGTGATGCAATCGCCTACACAGTCAACGGTTTGGTGGATGCGCCAGAAGCCCGTAGTCGGTTCTTACCCTTGGCTTTGTATGGCGACATGGCGTCTAGTGAAAGCCTCGTAACTCGCAACTCACCAGCGGGTGTATATACAGATGCAGTCCCCGCCGAGTTCGCGTCAGAGTTTGCAGCCGAAACTATCAACCGTATGTCGCAAGCCTCAGTCGATGCAGTCAAAGATTTTACTGGATCAGACGACATCAAAATGATGTTCATTACACCAGAACGTGCGGATTCCATATTCGGTTCCTTACCTGTGATCACAGATCGTCCAGCGAACACAATGGACGCCATGCGTGATGCGATTGTGGATAGTGCGCCAGAAGCACGTAAGACAGTGGTTGCTGATTTGATTGATCAGTCCGAAGCAATACGGAACGGTATCAATTCTGCACGGTCAGATGGCACCGCGTCTGATCTTAGTGATCACTACATGTTTGACAGTGTTGTTAATACTTTAAAGCAAGTGACCTAACAACAACCAAGCCAGTGTTCTTGCGGGACGATAAGCCAGCGGTCTTCGGACACCAGATGACTTACAAAGATGACATGGTTCGTGGCGTTATCGAAGCCATACGCCAATCTGCTAAGACACCTAGCCGCCTCGAAAGCATTGATAACTTTGTCGCGGATAACCGTGGACTATTCAAAGGCCGTGAGGTGTTTAGTAGCCTGTCTGAATTGGCTGGTGGCAACGAACAATTGCGCCGAATTATGCGTCAGGCAAACTACTCTACGATTACCGTCGATGGTCAGACCGTATTGCTCACCCCTCGCAAAGCTCGTCCCGCTTCCAGTGAAGAGTTCATCAAGGCGCAGCCATTGCTTGGTGAAGTCGAAGTTGGGTCAGGTGCAAACGCTCACATTGTAAGTGAGGCACGTATGGCGATTGATGATGGTGAAGCCGCCGTGATGCAGACAGCAGACGCATTAACAAAAGCTGGTATGCCGAAAGGCGCAGCCAAAGCTATGATCAAAATGCGTAAGAAGAAAAGTCTGAATGAGCGTGACGTTCAAGAGGTGCGAACCGTTCTAACAACAGACACGCAATCAGGCATCATTCGACGTGCGGGTATGCCTTCTTTGGCTGACTTCGCAGAGCCAGCCGATGGTAGTGGTGGTCACTTTGAACGCATACATGGTCGCATGGCTAAGTTCCTTTCGCCCATGACCAAGGCTTTGAACGAGTTGCCAGACAGCAAAAATCCAATGGGCCGTTGGTTCGATGCTGGATTGCGCCAGATGTATGACACGACAGCCGAGTTCGCCGCCCGAAAGGTTGGTGATGGCGAAAGCATTATGGGCTTTAATGTGGTTCGCGGAGAACAACAGCCTAAGTCGCACCGCCGAATTGCTGATGCGCTTGGCAATCAGGATCAAATGCCGAGGCTCTTGAAGACCAAGAAAGAGCGCGAGATTTATTCTATGATCCGCAAGTATTTGGATGACGTTAAGAAGCGTCTTCAAGATGCTGGTGAGAACGTAGGCGTGATTGCGGAAAACTATTTCCCGCAAGTCTGGCGCGTTGACTTAATCAATTCAAACCGCCCTGAGTTTGAACGCAAGCTCGCCAAGTATTTTCTTGCAGAACACAAGGAACGGTTTGGTAGTAACTCACTATCGCCAGCAGAGGCCGCGCAGAAAGCCAAGGATGTCACCAAACAAATTGTTGATGATGGCGGCGTAAACCTCCCTCGAAGCAAAGTGTTTAGTTCTGGAGGTGGTCAAGATGATTTCTTCAAAGAACGTATGCTGCGCATTGACCAGTTTCCAGAGTTCAATGATGCAAGCAACATGAAAGACAACTTGGGTGTTTTCATGGAGAAAGACTTGATGGTGGTCATGTCTAAGTACAGTGAGAATGCTGAACGCCGCCTGGACATAACTGACAAGTTCGGTCCAGAGGGTCATGGCATGACAGACTATGTGACTATACTTCGTAACACACACGATGCGGTGTCACGTCTTTTGTCTACTCACAAAATTCTCAAGCCAGACTATCACGTTCTCGCAAGTGGGAATGAGCCTGATCTAAACGGTCCAGCCGTAATGAAAATGCAAGGCAACTCTGCCTTGTTTAAAGCACCGTTTCCTTCAAAAGAAAAAGCTGATTTCTTTACAGAGCAGTTGGTCAAGAAAGCGGCAGCGGGTGCGAAGCGGGATGAATTGGTACGGACCATAATGGATCGTATGCAACCCACGGCAGACAGTGACGAGTTCAGCGATCAGATGCGCAAGAACTTCCGCAAACGTGCCGAGGCTATTGGGTCTGCCCTTGAGGATACCCGTGGCTTCACCAAGACGCCAAGCGAGAAGAACGTGGTACACGCTGAGAAGTACATTGATCTTGTGATGCAAAAGCCAAACGGGTCGGAAGCTTGGCGAAAGGCATCATCTGCATTGCGGATGATCAACGGTGTAACACTACTCTCGTTCACAACTCTAACGTCCTTGGGTGATTTGGTTCTACCTCTGATCCGAAGCGGTGACTTCAAGTCATGGTCTACCGCGCTGGGCAACTACATGCGCGATCCAGTGGCGGGTTCAGCCTACCGCGATATGATCAGAAACGTAGGCGTTGCAGTAGAGAACACCGTTCATCAACGCATGAGCAACAGCTACGGGATCGACGCCAACCGCTTCACAACGGGGTTCTTTACAGCAACAGCATTGACGCCTTGGACTGATATGATGCGCGAGATTTCTGGTGCAACAGCGTTTGAGCATTTCAAAGCAAGCGCACGTATTGCGCAAGAGGCACCTAACACTCGTCAAGGTCGTTTGGCAAAACGGGCCTTGGATGAATTTGGGCTACAATCTTTGTATGACAAAGGTGCGCCACACATCGACATGATCATGCGCAGTGGTGGGACCGAAGCGGAACACCCGATGTATGAGACTGTGCAAGCTGGTATGATTAAGTTCGCAAATGAAAGTATCTTTGCGCCGAACAAGAATGATTTGCCACAATGGGCCACACACCCTGCGGGTCAGTTGATGTTCCAACTTAAATCGTTCCCTCTTAAAATGCTGCGCCTTGGTCGCTACGCATTCAAGGAAGCGTTACGAAGCGATGATCCAAATTATGCGCCCCTGCTACTCTACATGACAGCGGGTCCAGCAATGGGCTTCACAGCGGCAAACGTGAAGGATGTTGTTCAGTCACGCGGTGGTGAAGACAATCGACAGGCCGAGTTCAGAGAGCGCAAGCTATCCAAAACAGTTACCCCTCTTGAGGGTATGCTGAGTGACAACGCTGACAAAGCTTTGGGCTGGTATTGGGATGGGTTTATGACAATGGGCGGCTTGGGCATCCTGGGAGAGCTAATGTATGACACGGTTAATCAGGTCGATAACGGTGCATACGGTAAGGTCAGGATTGCAGAGACATTCATGGGTCCATCGTCTGGATTGTTCTTCGATGCGCTTACAATCGCAGAGGGTGGCATGTCAGCAGTTGGCGATGCAATCTCAGGCGAAGGGACTAACGGTAAGGAACGCGCAGCGGTCAGAGAGGTTATCAGTCGCGCCCCATTCATTGGTCAACATTCGGGTATGCGTGAAAGCATAGTTGATAGGATTGCTGGTGAAAAAGGTTCAAGAGGCTAGGTTAGTCGAGCGCGATGGTAGATATTATGTTTACTATCGCGGTCAACTCATGGTGATAACAAGGGACAAAAAGATAGCACTCAACATTCAAAAAAAGCCCCGCGAGAGCGGGGCTTAGTTGGGAGAAAAATAGTGAACTATTTAATGGTACGGTTATGTTCGGGGTGATCTACCCTTTTTTTCCATTTCATATGCTAATGCTGAGTAGCCAATTTTATCGCGGTAAGAATCTTCGTGATCAATAGAATTGAGAAGGCGGCATGTCTTGACCCAATCCATCATAATCGCAGCGTGTGCAGCGGTTATCTCACCATGCTTTTCTAATGCTTCACGGGCGATGACTGTCCACCCGATAGCTATATTGTTATGGTTCCAAAGGGCGTCACCGTAATCAACCGATCTAGCACCGTTGATAGTTTCTTTCGCGCTATCAATTATGGCGTCACGGTCAAGCATATGGCAATCCCATTGCCAGACCAGCCTTGGTCAAAAGCACATCATGCTCTGTAGCAACCTTTTGTATATCGACCAGAGTTTCCTTGGTATGCTTGAGCTTCATTCGTGCTTTGTGAAGGTCATCGAAGTTCTTAACCTCACCCTCTTTTTCAAGCTGAACAATGCGGTCAGAAATACTTTCTATCTCTGCCTTTTTTTCGATAATGTCTTTGCGAGTATGGGTGATCAAGTCCCAATTTATATCTGTTGTAACCATTACTTTGCCGCCATTGTGAATTGTTCGTATTTGTCACACGCCTCTGACTCTTGCTTATTGGTAAGCTTGCATGTGAACCCACCCTGATCGTCAGGGCGAGAGTGTTTGCAGAATTGACATGCTGGCGAGAGAGGGGGATTTTCCCAACACGCCGTTCTTTTAAAGCACATCTTACACCGCCAATCTTCGGGGTAAGAACTCACTCGCCAAGCATGTCCATCAAGCGCAGCTTGAATATTACTATAGATTTCGTCCCATTCTAATTGGTCGAAGTGGACGATTTCAGCGTGATATTTAGAGTTATCTTTACAGTAGGAAATAAAAAAGCTGCGCTCAATTCCAAACATTGCCATCATCATCATCATCTGTGAGTAGTATTTTTTGTGTGAAGCTTTCACACCATACGTCACAAATTTGTTGTAGTTGGCCGCGTTCATAGATTTGATTTCGAGAATGAGTTGTTCGGACCCATCCTCAAAATCTACCAGCCCGTCACTATGACAGACCACATGACCGCCCAACCACGAGCGTTCATGCTGTCTTCCCGTCACCCCATCGTTTGGATATACCCGAAGGTCAGCCATGCGTTGAAGGTCACGAACCACCTGATCCTCAAGCCTATGCCC